TCTGCCTTACTAGCCCCTCCGCTATCTGTCGTGATAGTGACTCCAGTTATATCTCCAACACCAGATCCAAAGTCACCAAAGTCAACATACTTTAGGTTGTTACTATCAGACGTGTCTTGAATTAAAACCTTATCATCAGACGCAGGGGTGCCAATATCAGAAAGGGCGTCACTTGTAGTTCCTGATCCAAGTCTAGATTGTAGGTTTGAGATTGATGTATTTAAAGAAGAGTCTGCTACTATTCTAGCGGTTGCTTCAGCTGCGAACAGATCAGTCGCTTGGTCAAATAAAGCTTTAACAGACTGCTGAGTGGGAACCTTAGTGGCTGAGTTAGAAGAGAAGTTATCCTCGTCAATGACAAAATCAAAGTCAGCAGTAGATGTTGCCGTCTTCATAACGGCACCAGTAGCGGCTACATTAGAAGCTGTAGGTGAACCACCCTTCTCTGTCACTACCACCGAACTAGAGGCAGGCGCTGTTACCGTTACTGAGGTAGATCCATTTGTTGTAACCGTTATAGCCATATTATCTAGAGATATCTTCGTTCACAGTGAATGAACCCCTTAATATAGTTGTTACCACTTCGCTAATTTTTTGCTGAATGTCGTAAGTAAAAGAACCAACAGGCAGTTCCTTCGTGGTGTCCGCTGAAGCTGTAACAGTAACCACACCAGAAGTAGTGCCGTCGCTAAACACAAAACCATTACTTAGCTTTGACTTTTGTTCTTCGCTTAAACCCTTAGCATCCGAAGTAGAAGAAGAAAGGCTACTAGAAGCAATCACCTCCCTTTCAGAAACTCCTGTTCGGGATCGAACGGGATTAGTCTTTACGTCCATTAAAAACTCATATCCAGTCAAATCTAAGGCGGTTCCACTAGAGTCATTCAATGTAAGCGTGAGGGAAAAAGTGTCTCCTCTTCTACAAGTGATATCAAGCTTTTCAGCTACGTCTAAGTTTACTTTACTTGCCATGTTATCCTAATAGTGAGTTTACAATATTATCTACGCTATCCCCAGCCTCTGGAAGTTCACCCCTGTTTCCTTGACGCTGAGAAAGTAACTTGCTTTGCTCAGAAGACTGCTTCTTTACTCTGTCGTCTTTTCTATCTTCTTTTAAAACCTCAAGTTTTTCTTTAAACTCTTGATCTTCAGTCTTAAACCCAAGAGTGGCTTGAGCTTTAATAATCTCGATTTCTTTTCTAAACTGATGCCTCACCTCCTCTAGCTGACCTTCAAGTTGCGTCTTAAGCTGCATCTGCTGAGCCTCTAACTGAGCTTCCATCTGCATCTCTTGCATCTTAGCCTGAGAAGCAGCCTGAGCAGCTTGTTGAGCTGACTGAGCTTGCATCTGTGAGTTTTGAGCAGCCATCTGTTGCTGTTGGGCCATACGCTTCTTACGTCTTACCACCAAAAGCCTTTCGGCTTGGTTGACGTCCTTCATATTTCTAATGGCAATCGCATCTTCGAGATCTATCTCTTTTTGCTGAATAGCCATTTGAACATTTTGCTCTAAATACGCTTTGTCTTTGTCTTCCATCTCCTTCACCACCTGTACACCAAAATTGTACATAGGAAGGTCATTAAAAGAGGAAAGAACAGCCATATTTTCCTTACCTATAGCGTTGCTGTATATCTCATGTAGAACAGAGTCTTCTGGTATGATTTGCAGGCACTTAACTACATCTTCACAAACCTTTTTGTAAAGAATCATAGAGGCGTTAGTGATGTCGTATATAGCGTTATTTCCTGCGGCGATAGCATTCTGCTGAACACCCACCAAGGTGTCACCCTTCGGTGTGGAAGAATCCATCATTTCGTTAACGCCCGTTGCGTCTCGAATCATTCGCAAGTAGTGATTGTAAAGACCAATCAGCTCGTTTATGTTTCGAATACTATTTCCTATCTCTCTTACTGGCGGGTTCTGGAACCCTCCCTCTGGGTTTTTACTTCTATAGTAAAATACACCAGTCTGCTCGTAGATATCATGTAGGTCCAAAGGCTGTAAGTCTCCGCCTTTACCTAACTGAACATTCTCCAATCCCTCGATGTCAATGATCAATCCGTCTGGTTTTGCTTTAGCAATAGCCTGCTGAATCTTAAGGTGAGTCAACTGAAGCATATCGGCAAATCCAGTACAGCTTTCCACCATAGACTTCGGCATCGAGTCCCTTAGGTTGGTAGCTACTGGAGAATAAGACAGACGTACAGAAGAGATGTCGTGAATATTCTTAGGGACGTTTTTAGATCTACCATAGTTAAATACAATGTTAGATCCATTCATTACATACATACCTCCATACACGGTAGCGACATCCATCTTAACTGGATTTCTTTCGTATACGCTACCTGGTTTTTCAGAGTATTCAAGGCCCTTCATAAAGAAGTTTACATTGCCGAAGCGGTTTTCTTTTTCCTCAAAGTAGATGCAATCGACAGAAATAAACTCGAACTCAAGCACGTCAACCATATACTCGTCATACCCGTAGTCCGTCTTTTGAAATAGGCTATTGTAGCTATTTCTTCCAAAGTAGTCTGGGTTGTTACCATACTTTCCTTTTACAGACTTTGCTATATCCTCAAGCTGCTCTTCTGTAATTTCACCAGCGGATATTCTTCTTAACTCCTGAATAGAAATAGACTTAACATGACCCGCATATATCAAATCTTCAAAAAACGGATCCTCTGTATGGCTGTGGATAAACGTAGATGGATCTACGTAGTCAGTTTTAATCCCGTGATTAGGATCGTTAGTTCTTTTAACCACACACATACCTAGAGCAACGAGGTCATTAACGCATCTCCGTAGAGTTCCGTCATTGAAGTTGTTCCAAGAAAGGGTCATGTTAGTTCCTATCTGAGCAGCAATTTCTGCGTCAGTCTTGACGTTAGTACCCAAAAGAATCTCAGCCTCCTCCAAGGAGTCTGGAAGCTGATCTGGGTCCTCACCAATCACCATACCTGTTTGCTGCTTAAGTTGCTGCAATTGTTTTTTTGCCTCAACTTGAATCTCCATCCTTCTCTTCTTGTTGTTCTTTTCAGAAGAGGAAAGAGGATCAATGGCCTCTAGGTTTGGATACGGGTCTTTAGAAAGTATTTTGTTTACAACAACCCTGACAAACTTGGGGAGAATAGGAACAGGGGTGTAGTCCATATTCATTAAGCTGCCGTCGCCGTCGTTTGGGTTTAAAGAACGAAGAAGCTTCCTGTATATATTGGTGTCTTGAGTTCCGTTAGCATAATCTCTGCTTCTTTCAAATATCGATTTACGCTTGCCGTATAAAGATGTTGACTCTCTTATTTTACCCCATTGATTCTCGATAGCTTTTGCATACTTCAAACCATAAGACATACTCTCTTTAGTTGATGCGTCTGCCAGGGGGTTTGGGAAAGAATGCTTGCTGTTTTTATCGAGGCTCATAATTTACTTGCATTATGCATATTCTGCAAATATAACAAATCGTCGTTAGACCTTATATTTTCTAAAAAAGACCTTTTCTTTAAAATCAGCCTTTGGTTTTTCTTTTTCTTTTTGAGCTGCAAGTAAGGCCAGACCAGAACTAATAGTTAAGTCAAACTTAGTTCGCTTGTCAATCTTAAACCCAATCCAATCCTCAAGAGTTTTATTAAAATACATCTTTCCCGTCTCTCCGCTTTCGTGATTTACACCGACATGATCGTAAATATACCTCTCTATAGATTGAGCATGAGACTGTATCACGTCCTGAGAGTTAGACGGTATTCCTTTTGTCTTTACGTTTACATGAGAAGAGCTGCTCATAAGGTGCCTAGGTCTATCCATTAAGTAACCGTCGTAACCCCTTGATTCAAAGTACCTTACGATACCGTACTTGTTGTTCTCTACAAGTAAGGGATACCCATAGTAAAACGCACACATAAGGACATCTTCATAGAATATACTAGCTAGATCTGGCCTAGAAGCATACTCCACAACAAACATATTAGAGGGGCGGTTCATGCTGAACTTATTGTACATGTGTAGCGCTCCTTTCGACCCCCTGTTGTCTACTGTAGCATCTAAGTCATAAGAGTCAACTCCTCCACAACCATAAGAAGAAAAAGGAGCTATCTTTTTACCTCTTTCTGTTTTGGGTATATTTCTTTCAGAAGGGTCAGGCATCCAGGAAACCCTAAACCTACCGTTAGGGGTGGGGGAGAAAACAACTTCTTTGTCTTTTTCCCTCCAAGCAAAATTACCTACAACAACAGGGTTGGGGAACAGCTCATCATTGTATTCTATTTGTTGGTATATCTTACCAATATTAAACAGGCTTCCCTCAATACTATCTCTAAACGCTTCATCTTCGGTAAACGGAAACTGTCTAGTAACCTCGTTTAGTTCAGATGGATTGTCTTTAAACGACTTGCGTTCATTCTTGAGGTAGGTCTTACTGCCAATTTCGATAAGGTCTCCATCTATGCCGTGTATGTTTACGCCTTGAGGTGGGTCTTCTACAACAGCATTACCGTATACATCAAAGAAACCCTCTAGGGCATCATAGGCTGGGATAAATATTCTGTAAAGTCCCGTCTTTGTCCTATCATTATTATTTCTTTCGTTAGGATCAGAATCATACCACAGGCCTTTGTATTCCTCACCCCCTTTATTCATAGGGTTTACCGTACTACCCACAATGGCTTTACCTACCACCTTTCGCCCTACTATCAAACAAGTACGCTCAATCCTCCAGGCTTCTCTAATGTCGGTTGGTTTCTCCCACTTACCAGCCTCATCGAGGTAAAGCATGTGTAGCTTCTCACCGTCATATGCGTTGTTGGTGGTGTTCTTCCAGTTTATAACTGTGTTTAGAGCATCACCCCTGTGTGAGGTCTTATTGTTTTTGGTGATTCGCTTTGATGGTTCCCGAAACGCCAGCTCCATTCGCGGGTTTGTAGTACCGTCCTGGATAGGCTTGAAGAAGAATGGATAGCCTCTAAAAATAGAGACTACTTTTTTCATGAAAATATTTTCCTGGGAGTCTTTACCAGTCTTTGACTGTATACCAAGAAGCTTCTCTTTAACTTGACTAGCTTCATCCACAAGTACAGCAGAGCATATGTTAGTGTAGCCAGAACGACGACACTTAGTATAAAGCTGACCGAAACAACGAGGATCAGCTTCACAAGCAGCCATGTGGATAAAGATGTCTTTTTGGAAAGCAAGGTATGATGGGTATCCGATATCAATTTTAGACCACTGTAGAAACATATAGTGTCTCCCTGTAATATACGTAGGTTCCCCATTATTGTAAAACCACACACCGTCGC